ATAGAAAACCGCCGCTTTCTTGCGGAAAACGATCAGCTTGTTGAGGAAGCTCTGCCGTCAAATATGATACGCAGATTTGCCACAAGTTCGCCCGTGCCTTGGTTTGCGATCTTTATGCCGAATATTGATAACAATGCGGAGGACAACAACGGTCTGGGCGTATCCATTATCCACGGCGCGATCGACGCTCTGAAAGCCGTTGACCTTTGTTTTAACAATTTCTGCGCCGATTTTTATCTCGGTCAGAAAAAAATATTTATGGAGAAATCTCTTTCGGATATCGACGAAAACGGAACAGAGATCGCTCCCGACGATGTACATCAGCAGTTATTTACATATGTACAGTTTCCGACGGAAGATCAGGGAAAGGAAAAGGCAAACAGCTTTATCATGGAATTTAACCCCGCCCTCCGCGTGGACGATAACACAAAAGGAGTGCAGTCCGCGCTGGATTATCTGTCCTTTAAGTGCGGTCTGGGAAACAAGCACTACCAATTCAACGGCGGGACGGTTGTCACCGCGACGCAGTACACGGGCGATAAGCAGGACCTGATCCAGAACGCCGACAAGCACTACGCGGCTGTGGAGCAGTTCCTGCTGTCCCTTGTGCGGAGCGTGATCCACATCGGGAAAAATCTCATGGGCGCGGATATCGCGGAGAACGCCGAGATCGAGATAGATTTCGACCGCTCCGTGATCATCGACGACACCGCCGAGCGTTTGCAGGACTTGCAGGAGGTGCGGGACGGCGTTAAGGCTCCGTGGGAATTTAGGGTCAAATATTACGGCGATACCGAGGAGGACGCTAAAAAAATCCTTGATGAGGTCAAGGGCATTGAGTCAGTGGATTTAGGCTTTGAGGACGGTGAGGCTTAATGGCTCTTACCCCCGCACAGCTTGACAAGCTCCCCGACAGTATGATACAATTAATGTCAGAGTTACAGGACGAAATTATTTCCGACGTCTGCCGGCGTATCAAAAAAACAAATCTTTTGACACCCACGGCGGAGTGGCAGCTTGTCAAGGCGAATCAGCTCACGTTATCCTCGCAGGAAGTCAAACGGCGGATCGCCCAAAAACTTAAAATCTCCGAGAGATCGGTCAAGGAGCTTTACACGGACGCTGTCCGAACCGCTATCCGCGAGGACGAAAAAATTTACAAGTTCGCTATGGCGGACGGTATCCTGTCTGGCGATTACCGCGAGAAGCTTACAAACTATACCCGTTCGGTAGCTTTTTCAAATGCTCTGAAAAAGGGCTTGAAAAACACTAACGGGCTTATGCGGAATCTCACAAATTCTGCGGCGGCAGCGGCGAACCGTCAGCTTTCCGACGCGCTGGACTTAGCGTACCTTGAAGTTGCAAGCGGTGCGTTTACCACGCAGGAGGCGGTTTTTAAAGCTGTCAAAAAGCTTGGTGCGGACGGGATAAAGTGCGTATCGTACAAGTCCGGCCGGACGGATCAGCTTGACGTTGCTGTGCGCCGTGCTATCGTTACGGGGATCGGCAAGACCTGCGGGGATATGCAGCTTGGACTTGCCCATGAAATGGACTGTCAGCTTGTGGAGGTCAGTTCGCATTTGGGCGCGCGTCCCTCTCATGCCGAGTGGCAGGGACAAATCTACAGCCTTGTTAAGGGTCACCCTAAGTACCCGTATTTTTACGACGCTACGGGTTACGGTACCGGGGACGGGCTTTGCGGCTGGAACTGCCGGCACTCGTTTTTTCCGTATTTTGATGGACTTTCACGTCCCGCTAATGAGCCGAATTTTTCCCGCGCGGAAAATGCACAGGTTTATGCGGACACTCAAAAGCAGCGCGGATATGAGCGCGCGATCCGAAAATCCAAGCGCGAGCTTGCCGCTCTGGACGGTGCGCGGTCTGC